GCTAAAAAGGAGGCGAAGAATTGAAATTCCGGCCGATGAAGGGCTGCGGGGCGGTATGGCAGCAGAGGATCGTGCATGCTTTCTTGGAGGCGTACCGGAATCTGCCGCCGCCGGCGCAGGACGAGATCCGAAAAACGATAGAGAGTACAGCGACAGGGCAGGCCGAGGGGCGTGCCCTCATCGCCGTGCTGTTGAAAAACAAATCGCCGGAGACGGTGAGCCGCGAGACGAGCGTGCCGGTGGGCCGGATCTACGAGCTGCGCCGGAATTTCTACGCGGCGTACTGGCCGATGTGAGGAGGGAGAGACATGGCAAGAGATATCACGCCGCGGCAGAAGAAGTTCGTGCAGGAGTATCTCCGGAGCGGAGACGCTACGGACGCCGCCATCGCCGCGGGGTACAGCGCGAGGAGCGCCGCTTCGCGGGCGTCGAAGCTGTTGGAGACGCAGGGAGTGATCGAGTACCGGCGGAAGCTGGAAAAGAAGCTCTTTGACGAGATGGGAATCTCCAAGGAGTGGATCGGGCGGCGGCTCGTGGAGGTCGTGGAGAGCTGTATGGAGAAAGTGCCTTCCTATCGATGGAACCCCGAGACCCGCAAGGACGAGCGCTGCGGCGAGAAGCTGCTCGACGCCAACAGCGCGATCCGCGCGCTGCATGAGCTGACGGAGCACATGAACTTTGCCGAGGGTGAGCAGAGCGCCGCCGAGAGCATTGAGGACTGGCTCGCAAGGCAGGAGGGCTCGAAGCTGTGAACCCGTGCATAGCAATGGACTACATCGAGAGCTGTCTCAAGATCAAGACGAAGAGCGGGACGGTCGTGCCGTTCCGGCTGAACGACGCGCAAAGGAAGCTATACGCCGTGGCGAAGCGGCAGCAGGACGCCGGAAAGCCCGTGCGGCTCATCATTCTCAAGGCCCGTCAGCTCGGCTTTTCCACACTGACGGAGGGCCTCATCTTCCATGCCTGCGCGACGCGAAAGAACGTAAACGCGCTGATCGTTGCGCACCGCGAGGACGCGACGGCGAACCTTTTCCGGATGAGCAAGCTGTTCTACGACGAGCTGCCCGTGCCGGTGAAGCCGATGCTGCGCGCCTCGAACGCGCAGGAGCTGGTATTCGAGAACCCCTCCAAGCTCCGCAGCGAGCGGGAGGCAAGGCCGGGACTGCGCTCCCGGATCCGATGCGCGACGGCGGGAGGCAGGGGCATCGGCCGAAGCGACACGCTGCAATGTGTGCATCTTTCGGAGTACGCCTTCTGGCCGGACGGCGCGGACGGGAAAGCCTCCACGCTTGCCGGCATTTTACAGGCCGTGCCGAGTCTGCCGGGCACGATGGTCGTCATCGAGAGCACGGCGAACGGCTTTGAGGACTTCAAGGAGCGCTGGGACGCCGCCGTTGCCGGGGAGAACGACTTTGAGCCGGTGTTCTTCGCGTGGTTTGAAAACCCGGACTACTCAATGCCGGTCGTGCCGGGGACGGAATGGACGCCGGAGGAGCGGGATCTGCGGGACGCCTACCGGCTGACGGACGAGCAGCTCCAATGGCGGCGCTGGTGCATTGCGAACAACTGCGGCGGGAGCCTGGACATGTTCCGGCAGGAGTATCCCGCCTCTCCCGGCGAGGCGTTTCTCCACAGCGGCACGGGCGTATTCGACAACGAGCAGATCGTGCTCCGGCTGGAACGGCTCCCATCCCCTGCCGGGCGCGGAGAGTTTGCGGACGGCGAGTGGACGGAGAGCGAGACCGGCGCGATCACGCTCTACGAGCTGCCGGAGGAGGGCGTTCCGTATGTGCTCGGCGGCGACACGGCGGGCGAGGGATCGGACTACTTCACAGCCATCGTCATTGACAACGTGAGCGGGAGGATCGCTGCCAAGCTCCGGCAGAAATACAGCGAGCCGGAATACGTCCGGCAGATCGATGCGCTCGGGAGGTTCTACAACGACGCGCTCGTTGCCATCGAGACGAACTTCTCCACGTACCCGGTGATGAAGCTGCAGGAGATGGAGTATCCGAATCAATACAGCCGCGAGCGGGAGGACACCTACACCCGGCAGATGAGGAAGAGCTACGGCTTCCGCACCGACCGGCAGAGCCGTCCGCGGGCGATTGCGAATCTGGTGGAGGTGTTCTCCTCGCATCCGGAGTGGTTTACCGACCGGGAGCTGCTCGAGGAAATGCTGACGTTCTGCTACAACGAGGATCACCGGCCGGAGGCGCTTGCAGGGAAACACGACGACCTTGTGATGGGCGCGGCGATCACCTACGCGGTGCGGCATCAGCAGCGGATGACGGTGCTCACAGAGCCGGAAAAACCGCGGGAGAAGCTCATCGATCAGATGAAGCGGCAGAAGAGAACCAGGAGAGTATGGGGATAAACGAAAACAGGACAGGGGTCATTCCCTGTCCTGTTTGTCTCGCTCAATGGTCTCGTTGATCGCCCGGTTGATAAAGCCGTTCACGCTCTCCCCGCGGCTCTCTGCATGGGATTTGATGGTTTCCTTTGCGCCCTTGGGGACGCGCACCTTTATCTCGTCCAAGGTGGCAAGATATTTTTCGTTAGATTTTTTTCGCTGCTCGTAGCCTTTGGTCATATATGCACTTCCTTTCCTGCACATAATATACCTTTTTCACGCACATGGGAACATGTGAAATAACACAAAATGTACCCATGTATATTGGCTATTCTGCGAATGGATTTACATGTACCCATGTAATATAATGATACTCGTAAGGCAGGAGCGAAAGCCCCTTCGGAAAGGAAGTGAGGAAATGTCAGAAATGACAACCGCAGAGCTCAATCAGTTTCTCGAAAATATAGCGAAGCTGATTGAGGCAACGGCGAAGAGCCCCGAGGCCGCCGCCGAGATCGTCCGCGACAGCAAAGTCAAGGCATAAAGAAAGAGCAGCGGCCACATTTCCAAACACCGCTGCTCAAGCCCCAAAAACAAGGCGAGCCGGGAGCCTTACCCCGACCGCCTTGATTATATATCCGGTAAGGCAATAAATCAAGGAGGTTTTTACATGCCCAAGAAAAAAGACATGATTCAGCTGTCCACGCTTCCGGTATTCGAGTACAGGGGGCAGGTCGTAACCGACAGTCGAGACGTGGCGCAGATGATCGGCAAGCGGCATACCGAAGTTCTGCGCACGATCAAGACGATGTGCAGGCATTTTAGCGAACGCAATTTTGCGTCGGCTGAATTTTTCGTTCCGGCGACGTACATGGACGATCAGGGCAAGCCCCGCCCCTGCTACTACCTGACGCAGATGGGCTGCGAGATGGTGGCCAACAAGCAGACGGGCGCGGGCGGCACTCTGTTCACGGCGCAGTATGTGAAAGCGTTCCACGCGATGAAGGAGTTCATCATGGAGCGAAATTCCCCGATATGGCAGGACACCCGGACGCTGACGAAGGAAGTGCGCCGGCAGGAAACGGACGTGATCCGCGAGCTTGTGGACTATGCCCGCACGCAGGGCTCGCAGCACGCCGTGAAGTATTACACCTCCATTTCCAAGCTGGCGAACAAGGCAGCGGGGATCGACGACCGTGATCTCGCCCACGTCGGGCAGCTCACGGCCTTGATGCTCATCGAGCGGGTCATTGCCGACGAGATACGCGCCAGCATCGCGGCGCAGAAGCCGTACAAGGAAATTTACACGAGCGTGCAGCAGCGGCTGCTTGCCTTTGGAGCGATCACAGGAACATCCGCCCCGGCGCTGCCGCCGTTGAAGAAAAAGGCGCTATAAACGAGCCGGAGACGAGCGGGACGGGAGGATAAGGCAAGTATACTCCCCGACTGCCAAAATCAAAAAATCCTCGCTGCGATAGAGAAAAAATACGAAAGACGCGAAACGGGAGGCGGTGATGCGTTCCGTTTCGCGGAAGAAAGGAACAAGGGCATGAATAACGATAGAGAAACGAAGATCGAGGAGATCGTGCGGATGCTGCGGCACATGGACATACGGGCGCTGCGGCGGGTGTATTTCTTCCTGCTGGGGATGATCTGACGGAAAGGAGAGCGGGACATGAAAAGCGATACGGCAGCCATCGAGCGGGAAAAGACCATCAAGGAGATCGTTGGGATGCTGGCCAACACGGACGAGGAGGCTCTGCGGTTTATCCGGAGCTTTCTGCGGGCAGCACGGGAGCAGCACAAACGTGATAATAAACGCGGGTAATATTTCACAGAAATTTTTCGACCGGAGCGGGAAACTGCTCCGGTTTTGCTTTTTTTAAGGCTGAAACCGCCTGCTGCTTCAATGGGTTTGACGATTCGTGAAAAGTTCACAAAAAAGTCGCCGAGCACGGACAGATATTTCGGGTTAGCCTTTAATCAGCAAGAAAAATACATCGCGGCGACGGCAGCACAGTCGCAGAAAGGACCCACATGGACGAGAACATGGAAATCGTAACTCCGGAGGAGGGCTCGGAGGGCGGAGTCGTGACCGCAGAGACCGGCGCTGAAGCGGAAGAGACCGCAGGCGAAAAGAAGCAGGAGGCCGCCGAACCTGCCAGACAGAGCCGGGAAGAGAACGCCAGATACCAGGCGGCGCGCAAGGCGGGAGAATCCGCCGGATTCCGACGCGCCGAGGAGCGCTACCAGAGCGCGCTTGCCAAGCTCGGCTTGAGCGATCCGGACGGCGGCGGGGCGATCGACTCGCTGGACGTGCTGGAGAGCTACGCCGACAAGGCGCGCGCGGCGCGGCTCAAGAAGGCCGCGGCGGAGAGCGGGCGCACCGTGCAGGATCTGGAAGAGGAAGAGGACGCAAAAGAGGTCGTCCGCAAACAGAAGCGCGAGCGGGCCGAGCGGGAGAAGGCCGACGCCGAGGCAGAGCGGCAGAAGGACTGGATCGCCCAGGACGCCGCGGCATTCGTCCGGGAGCACCCGGACGTGGATATTTCCAAGCTCGACGGAAACGCGAAGTTCCGCAGGTTCTGCGGCAGTCGGTACGGGAAGGAGCCGCTGAGCGAGCTCTATGCCGACTGGCAGGAGCTTGTGGGAGAGGAAGCCGCCGCGAAGGCGGTGGAGAAGGCCGCAAAGAAAGCCGAACGCTCCACGGGAGCGGGCGGAGGCGGCGTATCTGCCGGGCTGACGGCCGCCCAGCAGAGGGAGCTCGACGAGTGGAACCGAGAATACCCCAATCTGAAAATGACCGCCAAGGAATTTTTGGAACGCTGAAAGGAGAAAAATCATGCATCCTGTACAGAATGCGGACGGCGGCAGCGTGCTGCAAACCGCCCGCAACTATCCCATCGACGCGGCGACCGTGATCGACGCGGGCGCCGTGGTGAAGCTCTCCGGCGGCAAGGTCGTTCTGGCCGCCGCTGCGGAGACCGGAGGTATCCTCGGCATTGCCGCGGAGTTCCACTCCGGCACGGAGGACGCGCTCAATCTGCGCGCGAACGGCAAGTGGATCCTCGTGTGCGACAACCCGACGCTCATCTTTGAGTGCGCCGCGCCGACGATCAAGGCCGCCTCGGGCAGCGCCACGACCATCGTGCCGGAGACCGGCGACGTGGACGCGGCCGCCGCGGACGACGCATTCAACAACGCAGTCCTTGTGCTCAAGAGCAAGGCTGCGTCCAGCACGAACACCGACGCGCTCGGCACGCAGATCGTCGTTACCGATTATGCCAAGACCGGCACGGTGATGACCAAGGCCAGCGGCGGCGTGCCGGGCGCGGGCGACGTGTACGAGGTCTATCCCGTGATCGGCGCTGCCATCGGCGGCGTTGCGAGTCTCGGCGACAAGCGCCTCGGCATCACGCTCAAGACCGTGGGCGCGACGAAGCTGCGCTGCATCGGCCACGACTACGAGCGCGGCACCATTAAGCTCATGGCGATTGGCCATGCGCTGACCTAAGAAGGAGGAAACAGAAATGCCTGCGAATTTCATGAACTGGGCGACCGACAACTACAAGTTTGTCGGCAAGGCGTTCGACTTTGCGTATGCCGACCGCCTCAACAAGCTGTCACCCGTCATCAGCGAGGTGAACGCCAAGAGCATCGACTACGAGCTGACCGGCTCCGGCGGCTACGGCGAGGCGCCGCTTTATGACGGCAACAACCTGAACACCGGATCGCTGCGCCGCGGCTTCAAGACCATCATCACGCCGGAGGAGTTTTCGCTCTCCATCCCCGTCGGCTACAAGGAAGCGAAGATCGACAAGGCGGGCGAGACGAAGAAGGTCGGCACGAAGCTCGGCGACACCATGGCAATGACGGTTTATCTGCATGTGCTGCGCATGTTCGCTAATGCCTGGAACACCGACGGCCGCCACAACGGCGGCGACGGCGTGAGCTGGGCCAACGCCGCGCACCCTGTCGCCTCCCGCGGCTCGAAGGGCCGCCGCTTTGAAGCGGACAGCGAGAGCGGGACCTACTCGAACATCACCACGGACGCGTTCTCCGTTGCGGCCATCACCGCGGCGCAGGCGCGCGCCAACCGCTTCGTGACGCCGGACGGTCTGCCGTTTCTGTGCGACTTCGACACCGTTCTCATCTCCCCCGAGCTGGAGGAGAAGGCGAAGAAGATGTTCGGCGAGAACTCCCGCCTGATGCCGATGCAGAATCCGGACGACGAAACAAACGCCGCAAACCCCGTGTACGGCATGCGCTACATCGTCATGGGCGGCGGCGCGGACGGCTTTACGAGCAAGCAGTGGGCGGTGTGCGACCGCCGACTGATGAAGGAGCTTGTGAACATCGTCTATAACACGCGCCCGACGGTGATGCAGTCGCCGCAGGACAACCCGCTGAAGGATCTTTACACCGCGTATGCCGACTTCGGCGTGGGCTGGGGCGACGCGCGGCAGATCATCTTCGGCGATCCGGGCTGATTTCGATGGAAACCCGCTTCGCTGGGCTTTCCATCGAGGGAAGATGCGGCCTGCCGCAGCGCACTCGCTGGCGCTCGCACGTTTGCAGGCCGAGAAGAGTTTTCTCCGACGCGCATGTCGCCGGAGAAAACGATTCGAAATCTCTTTGCGCCTGCGGGCGCAAACTCTGCGAGGCAGGAGAAAGGAAACGAATATGATGAAGATTGACCGCGTGCTCGCTGTTGCGGCGGGCACGAAGGAGACGAAGGTAGACTGCCATTGTCAGACCGTCGTTGTTTCCAACAACAGCGCGAATGTGGTTTACATCGCGCCTTTTGACCCGAACAAGGCGCTGACAGCCGCGGCAGGATTCCCCATTCCGGCCAACACGGTGCTTCAGGTGCCGTTCGCCGCCGGAGAGCTGGCGGTCGTAGCCTCGGCGGCATCCACGGACGTGCGCTTCCTGCTGCTGGACTGAGAAAGGAGAAACGGTATGGACAACTTCTGGAAGGCCATTGTGACCGCGGCAGCCGCGGCGCTGATGGCGTACTTCAAGCAGCTCGTTGTTCCGGTGGCGGTGCTCATCGCGGTGATGATCTGCGATTACGTCACGGGGATGACAGCGGCGTGGATGAACAAGGAGCTTTCGAGCCGCAAGGGCATTCAGGGCGTGATCAAGAAGGTTTTCTACCTGATGATCGTCGCCGTGGGTATGGGTGTTGACTACCTCATCACGATGCTCGGCGGCAAGCTCGGCGTACAGCTCGATGTGAATTTCGTTGTAGGTCTGCTGGTGATCGTGTGGCTTATCATTAACGAACTCATCTCCATTCTGGAGAACAGCGGGAAGATCGGCGTGCCTATGCCGGACTTCCTCATGAAGCTGCTGGACCGCCTGAAGCAGACCACCGAGAAAAAGGCGGAGGTTGAGGAAGCTCCGCCGGATAACTGATTATGTGAGGGAAACAGGGCGGGGTGACTCGCCCTGTTTTCGGTAAAAAAAGACGACAATCCCTCAGTCAGCCTTGCGGCTGACAGCTCCCTTTGCACAAGGGAGCCTTTGAGCGGTAAGGAGGAAACGATATGACGCTCGGAGAAGCGAAAAACAAGGTATACATGCTCCTCGACGAGCACAGCGCGGGCGGAGAGATCGAGCACGACGAGGACATCGAAAAGAAAATGACCGCCTTTTTCGACACCGCGCAGAAAACGCTTGCGCAGATCCGGCGCATCGTTCGCGAATACGCGCTGCCGCTTGCCATGGGCAAGACCGCGTACGAAATGCCGCCGGACTTTTCGGCGCTGTACCGCGTCTGGGCGGACGGACGCATCACGAGAGCGCTCCGCTGGCGCACCGGAAAGCTCCTTGTGCCGGAGGGATACGCCGCGGAGATCGTTGTGGAGTATTTCGCCGTGCCGAATACGATCCCGCAGGACGCGCCCGACAGCTGCGAGTTCGAGATCGACGCGGAGGCGTGCGAGTGTATGCCGTATTATGTGGCGGCGCAGCAGCTGCTGCCGGATCTCGTGCTGGACTACGGGGCGATGCTGCAGATGTACAACTATCAGGTGTCGCTTCTCAGGACGACGCAGCCGGGCGAGAACCGGCGCATCGCGCAGAGCCTTTTCCGGGGGTAAGCCATGGCGAAGAAAACAGGGGTAAGCATCCGGCAGAGCGTATATAAGACGTTCCGCGGCGCGGACTTTTCCACAGACCCCTCTCTCGTGGACTATTCGCGCAGCCCGCTTTGCACGAACATCGTGGCGGACGGCGGCGGGATGCCGCAGAAGCGGCTCGGCTGGCGGAGGCTCTGGCAGAAGGACAAGCCGGTATACGGCCTGTTCGCCGGAAGGTTCGACGGCGCGGAGAAGAAGCTCGCGCACATCGGCACGGCGCTCTATGCCTGGGACGACGAGACGGCGCCGACGGAGATACTCACAGGGCTGCCGGAGAGGCGCTCACGCGCCGCGTATCTGGCCGGGAAGCTCTGGATAGTAACAGGGGCCGGTTTCTACGTATACGATGGCACAGCGGCGCACAGAGCCTCACAGAATGCATACGTCCCGACGACCGTTATCACGCGCAGCCCAACGGGCGGAGGGCAGAGCTATGAGAACGTAAACATGCTGACGCCGTACCGGAAGAACGCTTTTCAGACGGACGGCACGGCGACGGACTTTCAGCTTGACGGAGACATAGACGCGACAGGCACGGTGCGCGCATGGGTGTTCGGCGAGGAGACGACGGCGTTCACGCTCGACCGCGAGAAGGGCATCATCAAAATGACCACGGCCCCGGCAAAGCCGACGGCCGGCTCGGAGGACGGGCTGGTGGTGGAGTTCCCGCACACGGTGGAGGGCTATGCTGACCGCATCGACAAGTGCACGATCATCACGACCTACGGCATCGGCACGAACGACCGCGCGGTGCTGAGCGGGAACGCGGAGCTCCCAAACGTGGACTGGACGAGCGGGATGAACGATCCGACGTACTTCCCCGATCTGCTCTACAACGAGGTCGGGAGCGAGGCCACGGCGATCCTCGGATACTGCCGTCTCGGAAGGTCGCTCGGCATCGTGAAGGAGGATAACGGGCAGGACAGCACGATCTATCTGCGCACCGCAGAGCTGCAGGACAGCGAGATCGCGCAGCCGCAGCAGCAGGCCGTGGCGGGCGTCGGCTCCATTGCGCCGGGGAGCTTCGCTTCTCTTCTGGACGATCCGCTGTTCCTATCCCGCAACGGGGTAATGGCCGTAGCGACGAACAGTTACACGAGTGAGAAGATCACGCAGGGCCGCAGCTTCTATGTGAACAACAGGCTCAACGACGAACCGGAGCGGGAAAAGGCCGAGGCGGTGATATGGAACGGCATGTATATGCTTGCTCTCCCGAACGGCCACGTCTACGCGCTGGACGGGCGGCAGAACAAGACCTACCGGAGCGCGGCGCTCGGCGACTATGTGTACGAGGGATACTATTTCGAGAACATCCCCGCCTCCTGCTGGCTCAACCGGCGAGCGGGCGCTGAGGAATCGCTGTACTTCGGCACGGCGGACGGGAGGATCTGCAAGCTAAACACGGACATCGAGGACATGAGCCGCTACAGCGACGACGGCGCGGCCATCTCCGCGGTGTGGGCGACGAAGTACGACGACGACGGCACGCCCGCCGTGCTCAAGACGCTTTTAAAGCGCGGCTGCTGCGTGACCATCAAGCCGTATGCGCGCTCGAGCGCCGAGGTGTACATCCGCGCCGACCGCACCGGCGGGCACGAGAAGAAGGTAGCCGGAAAGCCGATGGACATTCTGGACTTTTCCGACATCGACTTTGAGCGCATCACGTTCAACACGGACGAGAGCCCGCAGGAGATCTTCCTCAACCGCAAGGTGAAGAATTACAAGAGATTGCAGATCATCGTCCGGAACCAGGAGCCGAACGAGGGCTTCGGCATATTCCAGATCACAAAGCATTATGTGACGGGCAATTACGCGAAGAGGTGAAGACATGAGCATACAGGAACAGAAGATCACGGAAGCCGCCATTGCCGCGAACGGCCTGCAGAGCCGGCCCGACAAGCTGACCGGCACGGCGGCGCAGAACAAGAAGGTATTCGACGCGCTCGTGACGGCGGTGGTGCGGGAAAAATTCAACGCCCTGCTCGACGAGCTGACCGGCACGAATGCCGCGGCGCAGCTCGGCATCACGACGATCCCCGGCTTTTCGGCGGGGAACGTCCAGACGGCGCTTGAGCAGATCGTACAGGCGATGCAGGACGTGACGCAGGGCAGCGTTACGGACGGGAGCATTACACTATGCATTATGTGACGGGCAATTACGCGAAGAGGTGAAGACATGAGCATACAGGAACAGAAGATCACGGAAGCCGCCATTGCCGCGAACGGCCTGCAGAGCCGGCCCGACAAGCTGACCGGCACGGCGGCGCAGAACAAGAAGGTATTCGACGCGCTCGTGACGGCGGTGGTGCGGGAAAAATTCAACGCCCTGCTCGACGAGCTGACCGGCACGAATGCCGCGGCGCAGCTCGGCATCACGACGATCCCCGGCTTTTCGGCGGGGAACGTCCAGACGGCGCTTGAGCAGATCGTACAGGCGATGCAGGACGTGACGCAGGGCAGCGTTACGGACGGGAGCATCACACTGGCAAAGCTCGCCGCGGAGGTAACGGCTGTGGCTCTCGGCGGCGCGGCGGCGAGCCATACGCACGGCGCGGGAGATATAAATTCCGGCGTTCTGGACGCGGCGCGCCTCCCGGTGCTGGACGGCACGAAGCTCGGCGCGGGGAGCGTCGGCACGGCGCAGCTCGGCGCGGCGGTGGTGACGGCGCAGAAGCTCGCGGCGCTATCGGTGCTCGCAACGCACATCGCGCAGGGCGCGGTGACGGCGCAGAAGATCGCGCCGGGCGCAGTCACGGCGGAGAAAATTGCCGCGCTTGCCGTCACGACGGCGCTGCTCGCGCCGAATGCCGTGACCGCCGAGAAGCTCGCAAACGATATCCCGTATACGAAGTTCGGGCTTTCCGTCGATCAGGTGCGGCACATCTACACCGGGACGAGCGAAACGCCGCCTGCCGAGTGGCAGCCGGGCGATATATACCTACGGTATTCTATGTGAGGTGAACGGAATGGCGTGGAGCAAAACAGCGCCAGAACTGCCGAACGGCAGCGCGTGGGAGCAGACGATCACAAAGACAAACTTTTTTGTGCAGAACTGGTTTGTACTGAGCGGCGAATACTCTATCGCAAGGCTGGAAGAGAAACAGTTTGCCGTCCGTGTTTTGGTGTCCCCAAGCGGCGGTTCTTACGGCAATCATCCGGAGTACGGCAGCTTATATCTCCGCTGCGACATCGGAAGTGTTCGGGGGACAGCTGAAACGCCCGGCAATCTCCCCAAAACGCCAACGTATTGGTATTTCGTTGGAGAAGCTGATGCGGGGACGGAAATCACCGTTGTTTACGGGGAAGCAGACACCTCTTCCAGCCAAAGCAACGGCACGGTCAAGCTGACTGCTCCGGCGCTGCTCGGCGATGTGCTGTATTTGAACGTGAACGGCGCGGCGAAACAAGTGACGCGCGTTCTGCTGAATGTCAACGGAACGGCAAAAGAAGCCCTTGTCAAGGCCAATCCATAAGGAGGGACATGGAAATGAACGGTATTGACGTTTCCGAGCATCAGGGCGATTTCGATTTCACGCCGTACAAGGATGGCTTCGTCATCATCCGCGGCGGGTTCTGGACGAGCGCGGACCCGTGGGCGGAGCGGAACATCGCAAAGTGCGAGAAGCTCGGCATTCCGTGGGGGCTTTACTGGTATTCCTACGCGCTCAACGAGGCGCAGGCACGGCAGGAGGCGGAGGCTTGTCTCAAGTTTCTTGCCGGACGGAGGCCCCGTCTCGGCGTGTGGTTTGACATGGAGGACGCGGACGCCTACAAGGCGAAAAACGGCTTCCCGGAGAATGAGACGATCACCGCGATGTGCAAAGCGTTCTGCGCGGCTATGGAAGACGCGGGGAACAAAACCGGCGTGTACGCGAATCTCGACTGGTTTGAAAACCGAATCGGGGACACGGGGTATGACAAATGGATCGCCGCGTGGGGCTGGAACGACGGGGAGCATTATCCCGATCTTTCCGGGAAATGCGTCTTTCACCAGTACCGCGGGGAGCCGCTTGACCTTGATATCATGCATGTCCCGCTGTCCTATTTCGACGATGGAGCGGCGGGCGGAGCAGAGCCCCGCCCCGACGAAAAGGAAGGAATGACTGTGAGCATTCCGGCGATGGCGCAGGAGGTGCTCGACGGAAAGTGGGGCAACGGCGAGGAGCGAAAGCAGAAGCTCGGCGCGTGGTTTTACGATCTCGTGCAGGGCGAAGTGAACCGGATGCTGGGGGTGTGAGATGAAATTACGAAAGAAACAGCCGCAGCCGGAGGTCATTTCCGGCTACGATTATTCCGACCGCGCGGCGCGCGAGCGAACGGCGGACGCGCTGTTCCGCCGGGCGAAGAACGCCCGCACCGCCGTGGAGATCGAGTGGGAGAAGTGTAACGACTACTACAACGGCATCCACGACGCGACAAAGGAGATGGTCGAGTACTGCCGGGCGAACGATGTTCCGTGGATCCCGGCGAACATGCCGGATCCGTACATCCTCGTGGAGACGCAGATCAACCCGAATGTGCCGGAGCCGGAGTTTCGCGGGCGCGACGACGATCTCGACAGCGCCAAGGCGAAGCAGCGCGAGTTTGCCGTGCGATACATCATCGAGAACAACCGCCTTTCCGACATGAACACGCGCAACGAGCGCCGGCTTCTCAAGCTCGGCGATGCGTTCTGGAAGGCGTACTGGGACCGGGATATGCGATGCGGCGTGAACGAGGGCGACATCCGCATTCGGGACATTCCGACGGAGGCTATCTTCCCCGACCCGGCCATCCGCGACGGCGGATTGCAGGACGGGCAGTATGTGGACTATGTGTACACGATGCACAAGGTGAAATTCTGTCAGGTGTTCCGCCGCGAGCTGGAGGAGCTGGGACTGACGGCGGACGACATTCTCACGGAGGACTACGTTTCCCGCACCGGAGTTTTCGATCTCACGACGGCCATCAACGATCTGGACGACACGGTGCAGGTGCTCGAGCACTGGTTCCGGCAGCCGTGCGACACGGAGGAGGACGGCGAGAGAGTGCCCACCGGAGCGGTGGCGTGCTCGATCCTCGCGGGAGGGCGCGAGCTGCGGTACATCCCGAACTACTGGAAGCGCACATGCAAGCAGAACCGGCTCTTCCCGTTCGTGCATTACTGGCGCATTCAGGACGAGAACCGCTTCTGGAACAAGAGCGAGCTCATGCCGATCCTCGAGCTTGTGGACGCCGCCGACCGGAAGCTCGCTATGAGCATTCTGAACGACACGTTCCTTGCAAACGATATCATCCTTGTGGAGGACAGCGCGCTTGCCGACGGCGAGGAGTTCACCAACGAGCCGGGCGCGGTGATCCATCTCAAACAGAACCGCATGGGCGGCGTGCAGCGGCTCGGCGGACTGCAGAGCATAGCGAACGGCGCGATGGGCGTGGAGTTCTTCAAGAACCAGATTGAGCGCGCCAGCCGAAACTACGACGTCAACCAGGGCAGGGAGACGACCAAGGTCACGACGGCGACCGGCCTTGCGATGATGCGGCAGGACGCGCAGAGCCAGGCGGACATCAAGGGCGCGGACCGCGACGCCGGATTCGAGCGGCTGTATGAGCTGCTCGACTGGCTGGCGCTCGAGTTCTTCGACGACGACAGGATGCTGTTCATCGGCGCGGACGAGATGAAGGACCGCACGCCGCAGGCAATGCCGTTCAACGCCGACAGCTTCACGGCGGTCATGCCGAAGGTGCTGGACGCCGCCGGGAACGTTGTGCGCGAGGAGTGGCAGTACTTCCCGCGCGTGGACGTGACGATCACGGCGGGCGACAGCATCGCCCACGGCAAGGCGCAGACGCTGCAGGCGCTGCAGACGCTCACGCAGAGCCAGATCACGGCGGAGAACTGGAAGCTGTTTGCCGCGCAGCTTGAGCTCATCGATCTGCCGGGCAAGCAGGAGATCATCAACGAATGGCAGCAGAAGTTCGCCGTACCGGCCATGGCAACATCCTCCGGAGGCGGCGGAGCGGGAGCGCTCGGCGAGGCGGCCGCCGGCGGAGCGATACCGGGGGCGCAGACGCTGCCGCTGCTGGGAGGTGCGCCGACGGCATGAAATGTCCGAAATGCGGCATTGAGATGACGAAAAAGAACGCGGCGGAATGGGAGTGCCGCAACCCGAAGTGCGTTCGGTATCAGGGAGGAAAGAAGAAGGATGGCTAACTTTTGGGATTGGGTGAACAAGCAGGCCAACAACCGGTATGAAAACCGCTTCACCGATGCCGCTACCGGAAAAGGCGTAGGGATCAGCAAAACGGATTATTCGAGCCCGCGGTCGAATAACAACCAGAGCGGGAATCTGTATGCGGAGGCGGTGGCCAAGAACGCGGAGAGCGGGGCTCCGTGGGTATCCTCCGCAGAGAAAGCCGCTGCGGCCGCGGCAGCCGGGGGACTGTATGGCAGTCTCGCCGGAGCGGGACGCCTGCCGAAGCCGGACGGAGCGCAGCAGCCGACCACGACGCCGACGCAGCCGGGAACGTCCGGCGGAGGCAAGGTGACGTACATCGACCCCAACGGCGACGCGCAGAAGGGCACGACGGAAGGAACGCCGGAGGAGACGCCGGGCGAGCCGCAGCGGACGTATCTGGACGAGCTGCGCGATCAGTACCAAAAAATGTACGACGACGCGGTGAAGGCCAACAACGACGCGGCGAAGGCCGCCGCCGAGCGGGCTCTCGCGCAGGCGGAGAAGGGCGTCGGCGAGCTCGGAGACCAGTACGGCAGTCTCAACAAGCAGCTCTACCGCGACTACATGGAATCGCTGCGCGTGCTGCCGCAGGAGATGGCAGCGAGAGGCTACAGCGGCGGCATGAGCGAATCGGCCCGGCTGGGGCTGGATACGGCCTACGGCGAGCGGCTGAACGAGAACGAGGCCGCGCGCATCGCCGCCATTATGCAGCTGCGGCAGCAGGGCGCGGACGCCGAGTATCAGGCAAACGCCGCGCGGGATCAGGCGAACGCGCAGGCGCAGCAGAATCTCTACGCGAACATGATGAATCTCATTCTTCAGCAGCAGCAGGACGCCGCGACGAAGGCACAGAACATGGCGCAGTACGGCGACTTCTCCGGGTATCTCGAGCTCGGCTACACGCAGAGCGAGATCGACCAGATGCAAAAGGCGTGGATCGCGGCGAACCCGGAGCTTGCGCGGACGCTGGGGTATGTCAAGACGCCGGAGCCGGTGTACAGCTCTTACAGCGGCTCCGGCGGCGGGAAAAACAACACGCCGAGCGCTGAGCAGAAGGCGAACGGAAGAGATCTTCTGAACGAAGCGATACAGCTTAAAAATGGCGGGACACCGTACAGCCAGATCGCCAAGGCACTCGACGAGGAAGCTGCCGCGGGAACGATCACGACGGCACAGGCGGAGGCGGCAAAGCGAGCGGCGATAAGCAGCGGGCTGGACAACGCCTATGCGTCGATGAAGAAAAACACAACGCAAAAGGCCCCCGTCTCCATAGGGAGACCGATCACTGAGGGCGACTTTTACAGCCAAATTCTCGGAGGTAGAAAATGAGCCTTACGGAAAGAATCTACGGAAAAGAGACAGCCGGAAAACCGGCTGTCTCTTCGGACACTCAGAAGAACCTGTATACTATGGCGGCGAATAAAAAGCCGTCGCTCGCAAACCGCATTGCGCAGAACGGCGGGCAGCCGACGCTCTACGCTGACGCCGCAGCAAAGCAGAAGCCTTCGCTTGCAAGCCGCATCGAGGCCAACGGCGGGACACCATACGCCGACGCTGCGGCGCAGATGAAGAGCGGGAATGCGGCGAAGGGCACGAGCGTCGTTTTCAACAGCGTGTACGGAAAGGCGGATGACCGGGCGAGCTCGGCCGGCTCCGGAAAGTATGCCGGTATTCTCAAAGCGAGCGACTATACCGAGCTTTCCAAAAGCGGCGAGAGCAAGAGGAAGCTCTTCGGCGACGCCCGGTATGACTACATCAACAACATCGGGAACTTCCGCGCGCAGTCCGACGTGCAGCAGGCGCAGGGACGCGGGCAGGACTACGGGAAATACGCCTTCATGACCGATGATGAGATCGGCGTATACAACTACCTATACGCTACGCAGGGGAAAAAAGCGGCGAATGCCTATCTGAGCGATCTTGAACCGGAGCTCGATAAGCAGTGGTACACCGGCACGAACCGGGCGACGACGGAGGCGCTCGGAAAGAACGCGGCAACGCGGACGCTGGCAAGCGCCATGACCGTTGCGGCGCAGCCTGCCCGGACGATCACAAGCATGATCGCCATGGCGGACGATGCGGTGCGCACGGCGAAGGGGCAGGAGATCAACCCCTATTCCAAGTGGCGGCAGGCGAGCAACATCACGCAGGAGCTCCGCGCCGACACCTCGCAGCATATCGAGGAAACGAATCCGGGGATGGGCGGCAAGGTCGGGAGCTTCGTATACAATACGGCGATGAGCGCCGCGGACAGCGCAATGAACGCGCTTGTCGCCAAGGGCATCGGCGAGGCGGTGGGGCTTACCGGCGACACGCTGATGAAGGCGACGAACATTCTCGGCTCGGCGCTGATGAGCTCGGAGGCGGCTTCCCTGTCCATCGCCGAGAGCAAGGAAAAGGGATACTCCAACGCCGGAGCGCTGGCGCTCGGTCTGACGCGCGGCGCGATCGAGTACGCCTCAGAAGCGGTCGGCGGCGAATGGGTCATCCGAAAGATCAAGGCAAACCCGCTGAGCTTCGTGAAGAGCATGGCGCTCACGATGATCCCTGAGGGCATGGAGGAGGTCATGTCGGACGCGGCGAACGGCGTGGTAAACCTTGCGATCGACGCGGCGTTCGGCACGGAAGAGAGCGGGATCCCGAAGATGCTCGAATACTACCGGACCAGCGGCACGGATTGGCAGAAGAAGCACGCGGAGCTTGCGACCGTGCTTGCCGTTCTCGGACAGGAGGGGCTTTCGTTCCTCGGCGGCGCGCTGGCAACACTGGGGTCGAGCGGCGTGCAGTACAGCACGAACCGCGCGAACATCAACCAGACAGCCGAGCGGCTGGACACCACGCCGAAGAACGTTGTGCAGATGATGCAGGACGCGCAGACGGAAAACCCCGGCGTTATATACGCGCTGGCCGAGCTGACCGACGCGGAGAACGCCGACGATCTCCGGCAGAAGATCGGCACGAAGGAAGATATGAAGCGCGCGGCGGAGTATCTGACGCAGCAGATGGAGGCAGGCGGGCGTTCCGGCACGCAGGAAGGTACTTATACTGCCGGGGCGCAAAACGCGCCTGTGGGCGCGCAGAGGGCGCAGAACGAAGGAAACAGCACGACGCCCGCGGCGGCGATCAACATTCAGGAGGGAATGAACAATGGACAGAGTACTTATCACCGGGAAGAAAGCGGGGCTGCTTATGTCGGTTCCCGCGGACAAACTGCGGAAGGCGCCGAAGGAGGGCTACAAGCTCTCACCGGAGGCCGAACGGAAGTTCAACGAGGCGTGGGAACGGACGCGCAAGCGGATCTACGGCAAGTAACTCCGGCGCAGCTCGGCATCCGAAACGGCGGCACGGATGCCGTGACCGTTGTGGATGCACAGAGGCTCGGCGGCGAGGCGAAGAGCGCCTACGACGCCGTACTGGAAAACGGGCTTGAGCCGGTAGCGGTGCGCGGGGCGATTCAGGTGGGAGACGGCTACGCAAACGCCTATACCGAGAGCGGGAAGGTGTTCTTCCGCGTGGACGCTGTGGACAGCAGAGGTAACGCCATCAGCCCGGAGATGCTGGTGCAGCACGAGATGTTCCACAACTATGCATCCGAGGAAGTTATCCGCGCGACGGACGAGGTAATCCGCGAGAGCATGACCGCCGAGGAATACGACGCCATGCGGGAGGCATATAAAGCGGACTACGCAGGGGTATACGATTTCGCAAATATGAGCGTGGACGAGATCGAGCGGCTGCTCACCGAGGAGATCGCGGCGGACGCTTACGCGGGGCTGAACTGGTTCTCCGGCGACGCGCCGGTGCAAAAGGCCGTGCGCGCCGAGACAGAAAGAAACGCCCCGGCCCGGAGGACAGAGGCGCAGCAGGAGACGACGGGACCGCCGGAAGGCAGGGGAACGATCGTGGTTCTGCCGGACGGGAAAAAGTATGTGCAGGCTGACCGGCAGGTGATCTTCGGGGACGACCCGGACAGCTGGGCCGACCAGATCGAGGGCTACATCAACCGGAAGATACGCAACGGCGAGGACGTGATCCTCACGACGGATTCCGGGGACGTGCTGAAGATCACAGAGGACACCGCCGGGAAGGCGAGCTTCCGGAACTATATCCGCGACGAAAACGGCGCTATGCGAAGAATGACGGACGCCGAATACGAAGCCAAGCTGAACGCAGAGGCTCATATTGACGAGCTGGCGCAGATTTCGGAAAGAATAAATAAAAAACCGCGAAAAGATGAAACCGCAAGAAACGGTCAACCAATTCACGGAGAGTTTGCGAGGAACGGATGGATTTACAGGGAAGCACGGTTTCAGGACTTCGATGGGACATACTATCAGGTAACGATCTCTACCGCTGACGGCGGAAACGGAGTAGTTGTGTACAATGTGGGGAAAATGGAAAAGAAGACTTCCCCCGCCATAAAGCACGGCTCTTCCGATTCCGTTACCGAAACCGGCGCTCAACAGGGGAAATCCTCTTCTACGGTTACTATACGCCAAACGGAGGGGAATAGTCAAGAAAAATCTTCCGGCAAAGCGAGTGTGGAGGTAAATCCAGATGATGCCGCGACGCAGAGACTCAAGGAACGGCAGTTTGAGCTCGTCCAGAATAACCACCCGAAAGAAGACTGGGATTATCAGACGTGGATCAACAGCGTAGACGACGTGAAAACCTACCAGGAGGCGGTAGACGACGACCGAGCGGGAACGCCGGACTTTGACGACGCTGATATTGACCGAGCGCTGAAAACCGGGAGAGTCCGCGTGTACAGCAGCCACAGAATTCGAATCGGGACTTTTGTCACGCCATCGCGGATGGAAGCGGAAAACTACGCCGGAAGTGAGAACGTGTATTCGAAAACGGTACCGCTGACTGATGTGGCGTGGATCGACTCCCTACAGGGACAGTTCGCGCCAACATCCGACGGCCGGGCGAGTGTGGAGGTATCCGGGATCAACAACCGCACAGCCGCGGAGCTCCGGCGCGAGTATGACCGGCGGACGAGGGAATACCAGAGGGCGACGCAGCGGGACGACCAGAGCTTCCCGTATATCGCCGAGATGAAGTGGATGCAGGCGGCGGAGAGACGGCTCGCGGAGCTGGGCGACGGGAAGCACAGGCGCAGGACGGTAGGAAGCACGAAGCGCGACATTATGCAGCTGTTCAGCACGGACCGGGCGAACCGCACGGACGTGGAGCGGGTGCTCAACCGGAACATCGGAGAGATGATGGCGCAGGGCGAGATCCGAGGCGACGCGCTGGAAACGCTTGTAAACGAGCTGCTGCAGACCGGGAGCGTTGTGTCCTCCTCGAAAAACAGCCCGTGGATCGATGAGACCTACGAGAGCATCCGGAGCGATCTGAAGGGCAGCAAGCTCTATGTATCGAAGGATATGTGGCGCGATTTCAGCAAAGACGAGGCGCGGGAGCTGCGCGAGCGGGCGAGAGCGGCAGGGATCACGCTTTCCGATAACCGGAGATACACGCCGCCGGATGTGCGGAATATAGAGCTTGCCGAGAAATACGGCGAGGCGCTTTTCCCGACGGATATTTCCGCGCCGGATATGCTGCGAAACATCATCTACTGCGCCGAGCAGGGAGCGAACGAGAAGCAGACGCTCGCGGATCGGCTGTGGGACGAGGCCCGGCTGGAAGGAGCGGGACGGGATCAGCAGGAGGCATACGACCGGATGGTTGGCGCACTCCGCGATCAGACGGAGGTGATTCTGCGGGAGTTTGCCGAGGACAATCACCTGACGCTGCGGGAGCAGACAAAGCAGGGCTCCGGGAACGAAACGGGAACGAAGTCCGAGACAGAACAGCGGCGGGAGCGGCTGCAGGCGTTGGCGGAGCAGGACCGCAGAGAGACGGAACGGCTCCGCGCGCGGGAAAATCTCGGAGCGGGACAGC